AAACCGGCTACGTTGTAGGGTTGTGCAACACCACCAGGGGTGTTGGTTACGCCCATAGGAACAACAGTGCTGGGCGGGCCAATAGGAATTGAACCATACGAAGGCGTGGGAACAATTGGATTGTCCGGTGTCGTAGGCTTGGTATAGCTGCTGAGACCTCCCTTAAACTTGTCAGGGTTATCCCGCATGTAGTCTTCACCGGTGTAGTTGCGGTTAAACGCAGGGTTCTGGTTTACGGGTTCAGATTTCATGCCGCCAGCAGCTGCTACGGCGGTAGTTCCGGCCAACGCCAAAGGACCGTATTTTTGGATGATGCCAGCGTCTGCGGGTAAACCCGCACGGGTTGGCGAGAGGTATTCGTTGTACAAGTTCTTGCCGCCCTGGACCATCTTGTCAATAAAGCCAGTGGGTTGTGCGCCCTGGGGAACGCTGGACAGGCTGTAGTTGGCAGCGCCGCTTGCCATTGTTGCAGGGCTTACGGGGGCGCGTAGGCCAGTGCCCAACGCGTCTCCCATACCAGGAGCACCAGTCATTGCAGGACCTGCACGTATGCCAGTACCGATCGCGCCTTCCATGCCAGGAACTGGAGCAGAAGGAGCACCAGCCAAGCTGTAGTCGCCTCGGAAGTTGCCTGCAGCGTCAAAGCCGGCAGACGGTCCCATTGCAGGCATTTTCAAGCCAGAACCTGAGTATTGCTGATTACCGCCGGCTAAAAGGTCGCGTGCGGTACCGGTTGTGCCGACATCACCAGCAGAACCAACCGGTCCAGGAGGTGGAGTGCCTTGTGTAGTAGGAGGAGCGGTTTCACCGCCTGGTTGAGGAGTAGGCTCACCCATCACAGAAGTGTTGTTCTTAAGGCCCTGGAGCGCGGCTGCCGATGCACCAGACATTAGGCCCATCTTCAAGGCGTCTTGTGTGCTCATGCCGCCGATCTTGCCAATACCTGCGCCAATCAAGCCTGTTGACAGGCCTGTGTTTAATGCGCTGCCAGCTGCGCCAGGCAAGTAGCCTCCAACAGCAGACACAGGGCTCACGCCCATGATCGTGCCACCGCCACCAACGTAGCCCAACGCACCAGAGATCAAGGCTTCCTTAATTGATCCGCCGGCCATGAGTGTCGTTCCTGCGCCCGCGAGACCCGCTGCAGTGCCCATGGAAAGACCCACGCCTGCTGGTCCGAGGACAGCGGCCAACGCAATTGTGCCCAAGATACGTCCAACAGGGCTTTTGAGCACGTCTTTGACGACGTTTACAACACCTTTGACGACGCCCTTAACGGCTCCAACTACCTTACCAATGACACCACCTTTGAACTCAGGCAGGCCTGTAGCAGGGTTGATCGTGCCCGAGCCGCCACGGCTTCTAAGCATTTGAGCTTCTTCAGGAGTAATGTGTGCCAGGATGCTGTCACCGCCACGGCCCTTGGCCGCAAGGTATTGGCCAACATCAGCCAAGCCGCCAGAGGCCATGCCCATGGGCTGCAGACCTTGAACAACAGGAGACAAGTCCATAGGCTCTTGAGCACCAGCGCCCTGCATCTGCCGCATCTCTTGCAGCACCGCGAGCATTGAGCCAATAAACTCAGGATCGTATTCTTCTGGCATGTCCCCTTCATCAAGGGCACCGCCTTCAATCATCTTTTGGATCAGGTTCTTGTAGTCACCAGGGTTCTGGCTGACATATTCAAAAACCTGAATGAGCACGTCAAGCTGCGCAGGCGTGAGCTGAAGGTCACCAATATTTTGGCGAATGGCCTCTTTTAACGCAACGTCCTCGCCTGGACTGACCATGCCAAGGGCGGTCATCGCGGCGTCGTAGGAGTCAGCGCTCGTGACGGTCGGTTGTTCTTGTTGGGCTTGTTCGCCCTGCATGCCCATGCCTTGAGGCAAGGCCATGATTCCTTCAGTTGCCATGATAGTCCTTTCCAGTTTTTGCCAAAGGCCTCACGGGCCGCGCGCCGGGAAAGGACGCGTTAATGGCTGTAATTATCCAACAAAAGATCAAGTTTTGTCCACTCATTACGATCTGTCTATCTCTAAATAGGACAAGTAAAAGTCAACTGTCGCCATCGAACTGAGGACTTTAATCACGTCCGCTGCCTCCAGCACACAGGGCACACCGCTTAAAACATCCAAAGTCTGGTTCGTGGGCAATGAATAGGTCTTCAACAAACAATATGCAGTAGCCCCGCCAGTCGGATAGACGTTGACCGTCAAAGCGGTGGTAGAAGCGTTTCTGTTTGTCACCCGCAAAGAGGACAAAACACCCGTATTTGCAGCAGGCGCTGTGTAAATCGTTGTCTCAGTCGCAGCTGCTGGAGTGAGGTATTTGCGCAGGTACTTGTTTGCCATAATCAGTTCGCCGATACAAAGTTGATGGTGAGAATCACTGACGGAATGGCAGGGCGCGTGGGACTCGTGCCAGCGGCATAGTGCTCCAAATAGATGTCAATGTTGTCTGACCACCAGGCAACTTCTAAATAATCGTTGGTGGGATCATCTACAGTGAAAATACCAGTAATCGCTGGAACTATGTGGGACCAAATGGTGGCGGTTTTACGAGCAGGCACATCAAAGCGTGTGTTGCTCAAGGGATAGTTGACACCGGTGTCCTTAGCCCACACTTCAAACTCACCTGCTGTATTGCTGCGGTTTGTTACCTGCAAGGTAAATGTCACCAGGTACTGGCCTGCACAAGGAACCTTGATCCGTGAGCCGCTTACCACGCTGATACCGTTGGAGAACGCAGGAGCAAACGTAAGCAGATTCTCACCTGTGATGCTGGCGTTTGTCTGGTCCTGGTCCGAGATCATCATTGCCTGGGGCAAGATGATGCCGTTGCTGTTCTGGAACCCACGGATACCACCAGCAAACCCGCCTCCCGCTCCGCTGCCCATGGCCATCCACGTTGCAGCGCCAGCAGTGTTCTCGCTTGTGACAGGCGTGTAGGTGTTGTTAAGCTGAAAGATTACCTGCTCAAGCGAACGCACCAGCTGGTTGAACTGTTGCGGGTCGTACCCGCCAGTGCTCGCGTTGGGCAGGCGGACGTTGTTGATCTTGCTCATCGCAAGCCGTCCGGTTGAACGTCAACGCGCAACGTGCCATAACGCCACCATCCACCCAGCTCGTCGCTCTCAATGCGCAACTGAATCTGCCGCCCGCGTGCGCGCGTGCTTACAAACTGTGTGGTAGGAGTAATTGGATAAGGGTCCAAGGAGCTTGGCGTTGCAGAAGCCTGTGGATAGGGACGCAAAAGCAGCCGCACTATCAACTCTCCTACTTGACGCTTAAAGTCAGGGATGAACTTTTGCATCAGCAGCATCTGATCCCCGTCGCCAAGGTCAAAGTAGCCTGAATATATGTAGGCGTCAATTGCCACGCCGTTGGCGTCCACACCGTCCTCTTGGTTGTACAAGTGGCTGCGGCCTGCTGTGAGACCATAAATTGTGGTAATGGTGGCTTCATTGTCCAGGGGGTCATACTCCGTGGCCAAGGGCTTCTCAAACGTGCCAATATCGGTCCAGGCCGTGCGGGCCATGCTGCCCACTGACCAGACGTTTTCCATGTAGTTGTACGTTACAAAACGGTTGACGTAGTTACTGCTGAGGGACGGATAAAACCACGTTACCTCGTTGAACTGAGTGTTAATGCCTACGTTCACAGCAGTGGCCTGTGCAATGTTCAAGTCTTCAAAAACGTAGTCCTGCACAGTGCAAGGAATCTTCTTGACCGTACCATCAAACACGAAGAACGCGTCCTTGCTCATCCAATACGCCACGCCGTTCACGTCAGCAGACGCGTGGGGCGCGATGATGCCGCAGTTGGCACCCAGCTGCTGAAAGCCAAAGGTGTAGGGTGGCCCAAGGTACTGCTGGCCATGAATAGACGTATCTGTCCAAATCAAAATCTGACCACGTGAGCGCAGGGCCGAGATAATCTCGTTGCCGTCCGTGAGCCGTTGTCCGCCGGCCGTGTTCGTTGCAGTGGCCACAAAGTCGTTGATGTCCTCTTGCGAAGAAAAGCGCACGAACATCGGGTCCTGGCTTGTCGGGTCACCCAGCGTGGACTCCGTGCCAAAGCACACCAGGTGCCTGTCTGGCGTAGACACCAGCGCATACTTGGACTTGGTGGGCGCGCCTGAGATGGCCGTGGCCCGCGTTCCGAGGCCCGAGCTTGGAGCCCATTCGTAAATGCCGCCATCCGCCTGCTGCAAGATTAAATTCTCACCAAAGTTATCAAACTGCCAGACCCTGGCAAGCAACGACAGGCCTGAAGACGCCGGCCGTGGCGTTCCCCACGTGCTCAAGCCCCAAGTACCTGTGCCCCAACCAAAGTCTACAAAGCTGATGTCACTTCCGACGTTGATCTGATAGGCCGCTGTGGCCGCACCGGCCGTCGCTACCGTGGAGGTGGCTGGAGTGGGGGAGACGATGGTGTATGTGCCACTGCTCAATACCTCTTGAATCTCAAACTCGTTTGTAAGGCTGGCATTGGTGATACCGCCTGGGTCGCCTGAGACGGCGCTAAAAGTAACAAAGTCGCCTTCAACTGCCCCGTGGGCTGCGTCGTTGACAACCACTGTGGCACTGCCGTTGGTGGTGGTAAAGGTACATGCCCCAGTGGCCCGAATTGGGGTGATGTCGGCCCACGCGCCACCATAGAAAGCATAGA